CAAGTATGATTATCTTTACTTAGAACATAAGCCTTAGTATTCTCAAAACCATGCTGTTCTCCCTTCTGATATTCCCAATTCCTTATTTCACTATCTTTCATTTTAGCCATGTCAAAGAGACCAGTTTCTATTATTATCTTACTTATAGGTAGTAGTTTCTTAATACGTTCTATAACTGTGATATGAGTATTAACTTTCTGAAGAACAGACGGCATAAGTCTACCATTTTTCCTTGAGTTAGCTCGGTTATTCCATCGAGGTTCCCGATACCATAACTTGTTTCTGCGCCCTTTACGATACATAGTCCTTTCTTTTAACATATCAGATATGTTAGTTCTTAATTGAACAGTAGAAGATAATAACTCTCGTTTCTTAGATACAGCAGAAACCCCGATATTCTTATAACCAGTATCAATACCTAAAGTAACATCTTGTTTTGTTTCTCCGGTAGCTCGAGTTAACTTAATGGTAAACGGCGTTCTCTTGACTATTTTTGCTTTCCTTTGCTTTAGAAGTTTCTTAGCTTTACAAGGAGAACAAGGCATAAGAGGATTTCCTCTCATATTTAAAACATAAACAGATACACTCGTGTTCTGTTTTCGGTTTGACCCGAATTGATTCACATCGGTGGTGATATTAGTCAGCACTTCCTCAGAACACTTGGCTTCACTTAAAGGATATGAAGTTTGATCCATGTTTAATTCTGAAATTATAGAGCTACAGACTTGTGAAGCATCTGTAGGTATGTTCTTTGGCTCTACTAATATCTTCTGCATACATTAACCTCCTTTTGTTAATTTAAGCCACCTAATCAACATCTTACGTTGAATCTTACGATTCAAGCCACTATCCCTTTAGGGTAGTGGTAGTTGACTATACAGCGGTTCTTTGACTTTGAATTTTTAAATTTAATTAATATGATTCCATACTTTTTCAACCACAAGGGGCTGAATACGATTTTTATCAAAATATGATTCAAGATTTTTTTCAAAACTGAGTTCAATTTCAATATCGTTTTTCATACGCTCCATATAGGCATCCATCCTTGTATTTCTCTGTTCTGTAACTTCTATGTGTTCTCTGCTAATAACGCCTTGTTCTATTGGTAGATATACCGGCTCAACTATATTATCTTGAGCATACCACAAGTAAACTCTGGGTTTATGGTCGATTTGTGCCGTTGTACTACGCATAAAACTTCCAGGATTACATAATATATTATCGGAGGTATTAATAATGAAAGAATTATGATTATCTCCTGAAAGAATAATGGAAAATTGAGGAAACTTCTTTAATAATTGATGGCCTCTTAAAGCACTTTGGTTCGGAAATAAATCTTTGCTTTCTACAATCATTTGGTGAACCATAGCTATTTTTGGTAAATCACTTTCATTTTTTTCAGGGGTTATTATTTCTTCGTTGTATGAAAAGGGATATATCATAAATTTATTATTGATTATTTTGGGAGTTTGAATAAATTCAACTGCTCCTGCTGCATGTAGAACACCTATTCCAGATTGCGGCCATTGGGATAGTTGATGTTGAGGAAGATCATGCTGCCCTGCAATAACAAAAATTTTTATATCTTTAAATTTATTGATCGCCCATTCAAGCAATTTACAAGACCATTTAGAGATGTGCCCAATGTCCCCTGCTATAAATATAGGCGCATTATGTTTTCTTGATAATGCAAGAATGAAGTCAACTTTTTTTTCCTGGGCCTTCCAAAAATTATCTGTACGACATTGCGGGGTTGATTCCCGTAAATGCCAATCGGAGGTTAATATTGCATTCGGGATATTATTTTGTTTTTGTCTTTTACGTTTGAATTCCGTCATTTGCTCTCCATTCTTTCACAAGGAATGTCAAAAATTGGACAAATTTTTGGCAAAGCCCTTTTAAAATCAGATTGTAATTTTTTTAATTTAAGGCCTAAATCTTTATATTTTTGATTCAATAATACTTCCTTATTAATAAGCTCTTGTAAAAGATTGTACTCAGATATACTTTTGTCTATATCTTCGTTTAAAACCAGCAATACTTGTGTTGTGCCGGTATATTTAATTACTTCTTTGTACTGTTTCTCTGCTTCTTTAAAATTAGATAATTGCTTAATGTAATTTTTAAGAGTATTTTTATTTTCGATAGCTTTTTCAATCCAGTTGGCTTGTTGAATAAAAGTATTTACTTTATCTTTGTATTGGATAATTTGTTCTAATTTTGCGCTGGATTTATTAAGTGCGTTTAGTTTTTCAATGAGCAAATATAATTCTTTATAATCTTCCAATAACTTATCTGTCTTATTTCTTTTGGCTATCAAACTTAATACATCGGATTCAAATTTAATAACTATTTGAAAAGACAGGCTAACGCCTTCTAATTCTTTCCATGCATGAGTTTGTTTCTGTAATATTGACCAATCGTTTTTGTCTTGGGTTATATTTTGTTGAAGATTTTCTAACTTAATTATCTGTATTTCGGCATCGGGTAACCAGGTATATTCTTTTAATTTGTTTTTTAGTACTAATTCCCTTTCTGTTTCTGTTTTTAAGAATGATTTTTCTTTACGCAATGTACTCGCAATGTTAGAAATAGCTCTGTCTATTACATCAAGATTTACTGCATTATTATAATGTTTTGCAACATCAGCATCCGACATTCCAAGTAAAAAAGGGCCCTCAAGTTGTCTTGAAATATTTACTGTATTAATATTTAGATGTTGTTTGATAAGTTCTGGAACGCTCTGCCCAAAGGCTTTAAATGGTTCTTTTTCCCCACTTAATGTATATATATTATCTTTGTCAGATCTTATTCTTGTTACAATTTTATTCCCAATATTGATTGCAACTGAAGTATCCCCTCCCCAGTTACTTCTAAATTCTTCACCAGAAGGCCTGTTATTTACTACCCAATTAATCGCTCGAAGTATCGCTGTTTTGCCTGAATCATTATCCCCTGTAATAACTGAAACCCCAGGAGCAAATTTAATAAAAGAATCTTTATGAGATTGAAAGTTTTGAAGAGATAAGTTTTGAATACTCATTTTAGGTACCTCGAATTGGCATTACCTTATTATTTTTTGAAGGGCCTGTATTACTAGAATTCGACAATATTATCCCGCTTTGTTGGACTCTAAGTTTTATAACTTGTTCCTCGTAAAGTTTAGTAAATTGAGGGCTGGCAATATAAGAATAAACAAATTTATCTTCCTTTAATTCGATGTACTGATCAAAGTCACCAAATGTTGCTAAAGGAGCAAAATTAATAAGCAATTGTTTTAATTCTCCTTGTGATAAAGAAATGATAAATACACCTTTCCATTTTTTCCAATTTTTTATATCAAATTCACCGCAGATCGTTTCTCCAGTTACAAGTTTTGCCACCTTAATCATGTTATTTCTCCTTTTATTATTATACAATATTACTTTGACTTTTCTAAATATTCATTTACTTTTTCAAGCAATTTTTTAATCTCTTTATTCATTTTACCATTTTTAGGATATATTGGCAGTTTTCTTCGTCTTGGATACATTCGAAGGTAGTATTTAATAACTTTGTTAAAATCTCGTTTCCCTATTTTTTTTGTTTTTGGATTTTCTGAAGGATGAATATATTCTGGTGGCATTGGGGGATTATCAAGATAACCGGCTAAGTTTCTTAATGCTTCTGACAAAGGAGTCCCTAATTTATGAAGTCCATACCGTTTAAATGAATTAACAACTTTGCCTTCCCAGGAATTTACTTGGAAATGTAATACCCCTCTAAGCAATCCCTTACCATCTTCTCCAAGTACTTCTGCTTGATTCTTATGGCAATGATCAAATACAGCGTTTTCGTATTTTATTTTTTGTTTTAATATAGGGCATATTCCGTTTTGTTTTCTCCATTGTTTATAACGCAGTTTGGCAAATTCTTCTTGGGTTAAATATTTTAATTTCATTATTTTTTTGTTTTAATTTCACATTGTTTTAAAACAAAATCTGCACATTCTTCAAATAGGCCTTCAAATATTTCTTCGTTGTTTCTTTGGTCTCTTTCAAATATTTCTTGTGTAATTCCAGCTTGCACTTTTGCGCTCTCATAATTTCCAAGATTAATTGTTCTTGTATAACTAACGCTGATTTCTTTTTTCATTTAAAATTCCTCGATCTGTCAAGACGCAAAGATTCTTCAATACCATTCCATACCTTGCCAGTGATTATGGAAAGTTTGTTTTGTAATTTTTGATCCTCAATTATAGTAATAAGATTTTGTTTTGTTTCTTTGAATTCTAATTCATGGGCATTTATTATTTGCCCTGTTTTTTTCCAGTGTCCGGCGCTTATTAGAAAATCAATGCAACTTGCAATATCGTCTACGCCATAATCTGAAAAAATATCAAACTCAACTGTTCTTAATTTGCCGGTAATTTTATTTTTTTTAACTTTAGCAATAATACTATGCCCTATTTCTCTTTTTTGTTTTTTTATTTCTTTTGTAATGGGGATTTTTGAATTCAGCCAAACTTGATGTGTGCTATAAAAAAAAGGGGCTTGCCCTCCGCTTGTCGTTTTCTTTGAACCAAACATAACTCCTATACTCGCTCTTTCTTGTTGAACAATAAAGAGAGAACTTTTTGTATGTTTAATCTTACCGTTAATCATTCTCAAAGCTTCTCCTATCCCTTTAGCTTTTTCTGTTTTATAGCTCCCTTTTAATTCTTTAACAGCTTCTGGATCTTTTGCTTTAATCAAAGCCGCTTTATATTCTCTCACAAGTTCTTCGTCACTTGTAAGGCTATCGAGGCTATCAAGAATATAAATAAATGGTTTATCTGATTTTGTTCTTGTAAGTATATTTGCCTTAAAATCTTGGATTGTTTCGCTATGTAATGGCTCATCATTTTTATCATATTGAGGGGGGATAATTCTTTTTGCTAAATTATCCCCAAATAAATATTTAATGTCAAATCCGCTACAAGTTTCTTCTCCATCATCGTAAATTAATTCATAATTATCAAAACGTTTATCGTTGGTGCATTCTGCGAGCATGGTAAGCATGAGTATTGTTTTGCCGCTTGCCGATCCTCCCGGGAGGGTTACTATTCTTCCAAGGGCAAAGGCCCCATAAGGATTATCTGAACAGGCGAGATTTAATAAGGTGCTCCCTGATGGGATTAAAGTAGAGGTATCAATTATTTTCTTTTCAACCTTCTTATTTGCTAATTCTTCAACTTGCTCTGACAAACTATGTTTTTTTCTATGCCGTTTTCTTACTTCCATCTGGGTTACCTTTCTTCAACATTTCAATAAGTTTTTTCTTATCAATACGCCATCTACCTCCAAGTTTATTTCCTATTTGGTAATCTTCTGTCCATTTTATTAAAGTTGGAAGAGATACGGTAATCCCAGTATCTTGTATAATAAGTAACGCTTCATTAGTATTTATGTAATTAATATTTTCTTCCATTATCTCTTCCTTGTTCTTGCCCTTACGGGTTGTTCATCTTCCGAAATATTTGTAGTTTTTGCTTTTTGTCTTAATCTCGGTTTATCTTCCGATGTTTTTAATTTGGCTTGTTTCGTTAAACACTCTTGAAACAAATCTTCGTTACATTCGCTGCATTCTGGGGTTGTATTACAATCAGTTCCAAATTCTGCGCCAGAGGGGCAAGCGCTCCAAGGGGCTTCTTTTTCATCTTTATCTCCTTCAATTTTACTTCTTTGTCTTGTCCTTTTAGGAGCCTCTTTCTCATTGGATAGAGTTGGCTCGGGGATTTCTTCATCATTATCACTTTCCATCCCTAAATGAGCTTTTGCAACTTCTTCGTAAGTAGGAATAATAAGCATTGCATCGAGAGAAAAAGTTTCTTTCAGGAGAGTATCGTCATATGGTTCTCTTGGAACAAATTTAATTGAATGAGTTTCATTAAAAGCATTTTTGCCCAATTTTTTTTCTCGTGCTTTAAATTCAATAGATGAGCCCATTTCAAGATCACTAAAAGTGACAATGCCATCATCTTCTGCCTCTATTGCTTCTTGCAACATTTCCTCAAATAGATAATACGAAATATCTTCCCATAACATAACAGGAGTTCCGGCACTATCATAATCATAAACATTATAAAAACATCTCCAACTTGGTTTCAATGCCTGGATTTTCTTTGCATCTTGTTCATCTTGATCTTTATCCCATTCAGCATACATCTCTTCACAGATAGGACATTTTTTACCAAAAGCTAATCTTAAACATAGAAAAATATCATTGTTTTCTCCAACATTTCTATGTACTGGAATTTCAAGCTTATAGTCTGTAAATCCTACATCAAGTCCAATTATACTGCCCGACACACTTCTTAAATCTTTGTACCAAGGTTGCGTAATTTCAAAAGGGAGGATGTCAATGTAATTTGTATCTTTGCCTACCTTTATTTCAAATTTGACTATTTTGTGATCGCCGGCTTTAGAATAATCAAGTACTGACTTCCGTCCTAAACCTTTTTGGCCGCGTTCTGAAATCCCTCGCTGTGTTCTTTTTTTAAGTGCAGTTCGTCTTTGCTCAGCAGTTACTTTCATTTTGATTTCTCCTTTTTTTGTTCTTCTTTTTTTAATTCAAAAAATGTTTTAATTGATATCTTAGCTATAACTCTTACAGCAATGGCAAGTAATAAAAACCCTACCACCGTCGATAACAATATTTTAGTTAATATTTCCATAAATTATTCACTTCTTTTTCTTTTTCGGTTCATTGTGCTTCGGATTTTACTGGACGCCTCATTATTGACTTCTGCTTTAATACTCTTACTTTCTCCTATTAATCTTTCTTCTGTTGGCGATGAAAAATAATTCCTCGTCCATAATTTAACTTCGTTTTCAAGAGCAGTTTTACGATCATCAAAAGCCTGCATAGCATTTTTAGCCATATTAAGAGAGTATTCTAATTCAATTAATTCATCCTGTACATCTGAATATTCTTTCTCTTGTAATTCAATATCTGTATGTCCAGCTATTGTAGCATCTACTTGCTGCACAGTGAATTTGGGGTTGTCTTCTTTGATTTTTAAAATTAATTTAGAAGATGCTTCTTTTAATTTTGCTTTTTTATTGTCAACTAGCTTCCGTTGTTGTTTAATAACTTTATCTAAATGAGCAACTTCTGTTGCATATTTGTATCTTACTTGGGAATGCGTTCTCCATTCCTCATGTAGGCCATCTAAATCTATTGATAATTCTTCCTCTAAATTAAATTCAGTCATTTATTCTTCTCCTTGATATCTATAAATTTTTATTTGTTTTACTAACCATAATCTCTTGATAAAAATTGCGCCAATATTCTCTGTCTTTGTTAGCTCTTATATTGCAACTATTACATACCGTTATAACATTCCAAGGGTTGCAATTCTTTTTATCGTAATCAATATGATGCCCGCAAAGTCTATTTGAAGTTTCCCAGCAATTTGGATTCTGACAAGTATGATTGTCTCTTTCTCGAATGCTTTTTTTGTATTCTTGATCAGTCCATATAGGACAATATGGCTCGCAAGATATGCCTCCTTTCCAGTTATGATGATTTTCTCCACTCATTTTTAATTTTGTTTCCTCTGACATATTTAATGCTGCAATTGATATTTTATTTTTTGTTTCATTAGAGAGTCGCCCTCCTATTTTAGCTAAAGACATTTTCTTTTTAGTTTCTTCAGACATATTTAATTTAGCCAAGGACATCTTTTTTCTTATTTCTAAAGAAGGATTTTGTTTTGCTAATGATATATTTCTTTTATGTTCTTCAGATTTTAACTTTCCTATTGCCGTTAAAGACATTTTTCTTCTAGTTTCATTAGAATGTTTATGTCCTATTTTTGCTCTGGACATTTTTGCTTTTGTTTCGTCGGACATATTTGATGTTGCCATAGATATTTTTTTCTTTGTTTCGTCAGAAAGACTCCTATTTCGGCAAGCATGTTGATAAATATATTTATTCCAACCTTTATTCCAATATCCCCATTTAACTCTTTCCCCACATCCACAGGCGCATAATGGAGCCAAATCTTTTCTTATAAATTTATTTATTTTTACTTTCATGTTTATATTATACAATATTTATTCAATTTTTTTAAAAAATTATTCCAAAGTATAAAATGTAGCTAATATAATACCTGGAAAGCCAGTATTATAAGTTGGAGAACTGAAGCAATCAATAATTAAAGCAGCGTTGGCATCGCCGCTATTTAATAGAACCGCAGACATATATCCTAAAACAGCCCTTCGTATTTTTTCAGGTTCGTTGTTTTTTAATGCTTTGAGAATACCCGCCAAAGTTTTCCATTGGGATTTTTTTAACATTGCCTGGCATAAATCTCGCACTTCCTTTTCATCAATATTAGTATCTTTTACAGCATTTAACATCTGATTTTCTGGAAGATCAATAATCTGATCAAGGATTACTAATGCTTGCCTTGGAC